CCAGGACGCGGCGCGGTTCATGCAAGGCAACGTTGTGTCGCCGGATGTGATTTCGTCGCAGTATGCGATGGCCATGCAGAACTCGAACGGGCGCGTCAATCAGGCGCTGACAATGGCCGAGCCAGGGAGCATCGCGAGCTGATGCCTTATAACCTCAAGCCAGCGGTGGTCGCGGCGGGGGCGGTGTTCCCGCAGTCGTTGAGTACTTCGTTCGCCGAGACCCACCTCTATCCGCTGGTCACGATCAGCTATAACGACGGCACCTTCGAGCGGTCGCTGATTCAGGACGGGACCAACGCGCCACGCGCGCTGCGGACCTGGACGCTCGCGAAGCGCCTCAATACCGCGCAGCTCGCGAGCCTGCGGACCTTCTTCGAGACGACCGCGCAGGGCGGCCTGAACCCGTTCTACTTCTACGATCCGTTCGGCGTGGCTCCCGGCCAGAAGACCGGCTCCAACTTCACGGCGGACGGCAGCAACACGCAAGGCCGCGCGACCTGCTTCTTTCGCGGTAGCTGGTCGGAGCGTTCGGACCTCGGTCGGCACACCGTGGGGAATCTCATGCTTGTGGAGGTTGCGTGAGATGGCGGGAAGGGGACGCAACGCGCTTGACATCACCGGGCAGCAATTTGGCCTACTTAGAGTCATAGAGCGCGGGCCTAATCATATTTCAGATAAGTGCCCAAAGGGCCGGAAGACGCTCCGATCTCAAGTGACTTGGTGGTGCCTGTGCGAATGCGGGGCCAGGAAATTACTTCGGGCCTCATACTTACAACGCGGCATAAAAAGCTGCGGCTGTGCGAGCGCTCGGCTAATGAGTGAAACGAAAATGCACGACCTCACCGGCCAGCGATTCGGTAAGCTCACGGTCGTTCGCCGCCTCCCTGAGGCCCGGAATCGGAACCCGCAATGGCTCTGCTGTTGCGAGTGTGGGAGACACATTGTCGCGCGTTCAGCGAACCTTAAGAGCTACCAGAGGAGCTGTGGGTGTTACTCCCGCGCGAATCGGCTGCCTGAAGGCGAAGCCGCCAAGCGCTTTCTACTTCGGCAATATAAGCAGGAGGCAAAAGGCCGAAAGCTTGATTTTTCAATTTCAGATGAAGAAGCGGGCAGGTTTTTTGAATCAGCATGCGCCTACTGCGGCGCTCCGCCAGCCCGCGTTGTCGTGCATCCAGAGTACAACGGGCGCTTTATAGCGAGCGGGATTGATCGCGTAGACAACAGCAAAGGATACATACCTGGGAATTGCGTGGCCTGCTGCGGGACGTGCAATTTAGCCAAGCGGGAGTTGACCGTGGATGAATTCCTGACGTGGGCGCACCGATTAGTCGAATTTCAGATGCGAGGGAAGCAGTGGCAGACACCATCGGTCGCATAGTTGTACCAGTGCCCGTCAAGAGCGGTCTCACGTTCTCGCTGAAGAGCGAGTACGGATATGGCACAAGTATCGACTATACGATTTGCGAGCATCGCTTTGGAGAGCAGGCCACGCTGGCGATTCAGCGCTACGGCGTCGGCTCTGGCGCGCGCAAGTTTCAGTTCGTCAAGTCCGTTTTGAACTACAAGGACCGCAAGTACCTGCTCGATTTCTTCGACGCCACGCAAGGTTCCTACCAGTCCTTCATGTACCCGGTGCCGAGTAACGACCGCTCAACCTTCACCGATGTTGAGGTGGTCTTCGATGTGCCGCCGGTCTCGATCACCGAGCTGGCCACGCACGCGCAGACCGGCCTCACGTTCCTCGAAATCATCGACCCCTCCAAGGCACCGACCGCCGCGATCAGCTCCGTCGTTACGCGCTTCCCGACCGATGCGCTCGCCCAGGCGCTCGCCTCCGAAGTCCAGGTGCTGATCCCGCTCGTTCACATCAAAGTGCGCAATAGCGCGGTGCCCGACATCTACCTCTCCGACCGGCGCGTCAACGTGACCGGCTTCCCCGGTGCCGCGAGCCCGACCACCTTTCTGCCGCGCTTGCAGAGCATCGGCGTGCCCGGCACGTCGGATGTCATCATGTCGCAGTCCATCGATGGGCGCTCGGAGAACGTGCGCTTCCTCTTCGGCAACGCGGATCGCACCATGACGAAGCTGATCAACGACTGCTCGATTGAATTCGCGGGCATCGATCTGAGCTTCTTCCACGTCGGCACGGGCGTCCTGCTTCAGCTCTGGAAGGGCATCATTATGTCCTGGCAGGTCGATGGCTCGGCGCAGATGAGCGTGCAGTGCTCGGATGGCCTCTACCCGGTCACGCAGGCCTACCCGCCGCACGTGGTTACGCGGCAGTGCTGGAAGCCCTTCGACAAGGACACCCAGCCCGGCGTCAGGCCATGCCCGTGGACAACCCAGGGCGGCGGCCACGGCAACGCGGCCTCCTGCGATTACTTCTTCAACTCTCCGAACGGCTGCCTGTCCCATGGGATGTCCCCGTACTTCGGCGGCCACCCCGAGCAGCCGCAGTCGGTCGTCATCCGCGACAACGGCACCGGCATCATCGGCGGCTTCTTTCGCTCGACGGTTACCTCGACCTCGATCCTCTCGGATTCGATCTGGGGGCAGCCGCTCCAGGAGATCTGGTGCAACTACCTGGGCTCACCGCAGCGCGCCTTCTGGTCGAACTGTCTGGTGGCCGCCGTGCGCGACGAGTCGGCCTACATGGACGTCCTGGGTGTGGTCGGTGCCGGGCCCATCGCGGAATTCGAAGGCATGAGCGTTCAAACCAACGCCGACGGCTACAAGTTCATCGTCGCGCCCACCGCTGACGGCTTCTTCCCGCAGGGGCTGAAGGTGGACAGCAACCTCAACATCACCGGCTACCAGCCGACCTACGGGCTCAGGCAATCGCTGGGTTATGACCCCGCCCACCTGGGGACGTCGCCGTGGGACGGCATCGATGCGTTCTCGCTCGGCCAGGGCTCGCCGCAGCGGTGGGATCTCTACGATAAGAACTTCTCGAATGCCGGTAGCGCCAACCGGATCATCCCCTACGCGGCGGGGACGGCGCTCTGCGAGATCCGCTACAACAAAGCCCCCAATACCGGCGGCCTCGCGCCGACCACCGCTGAGTCGCACACCATGCAGTGCCCGATCCGCTTCGGGCTGATCGGCAATACGTTCGATTCATCCGGCAACCGCACACTGACGAAGGGCTGCGTGAACCCCTTCTGGGTCGCGGCCAACAGCTATCTCCGCGCGCTCGGTGTCTATAACTCAGACGCGGCCACGCAGCTCTCCTATCTGGTGCTCGGCTCGATCACGCGCTCCGACGGCACCGGCTGCGCCGATATCGCCGACCTGTACGTCGATCCGGTCGTTGGCACCGTTGTGGCGGCGTACCAGATCACGCCTGCGGGCCAAGCCTTGTTCTTTCCGAACCTGGACATCAACAACAACACATTCTCCTGGTGGACCGGCAACCCGCCGACGACCCACTCCATGACCCTGGCGCAGGCCCAGTCGGCGGGCTACATCGCGCCCATCGGCCAGCCCAACAAGGAGCAGCAGTTCCAATTCCAGGGCGCGGTCGCCGAGCGCAAACCTTTCCGCGACTGGCTGACGGAGATCCTCAACTGCGCGCTCGGCTACTTCTGCTTCGAGTTCGGCAAGCTGAAAATGGGCATCCGCTACTCGGCGGTGCCGACCGATTCCTACACCGTCGGCTCGATGCTCTACCAGTCGCTTTCGATCACGCCGATCTCCGCCTCCTTCGAATATCTGAAGGTCACCTTCGCGAACGTCGAGCTGCAATACCAGCAGGACTCCGCTGAATACGAAGACAAGGACCACGCGGCCTACTATGGCCGCTCCGGCGTGCCATTGACATCAAGCATGCGCTCGGCGGGCTGCTCCACGCTCTCGCAAGGCCTGCGCATCGCGGTGACGCGCACGCGGGAAGAAGTCGGTGGCATCCTGCGCGGGGTTGCGTATGGCGGCGTGGCAGACGTAACGACGAACCCCTACATCGAGTGGGATAACAACAAACGTGTCAGCTTCAAGAGCACCCTGCTCGCGCTGTCGAACGAGGTCGGGCAGGTAATCGCCATCCAGCATCCCGATCTCCCGACCTATCCCGGCGCTCACCCCAGCTCGCGGCAGGGGAGCAACGGCCCCTTCCAGGCGAACACGTGGCCCTTCCGCATCAAGAAGTGGATGCTGCACTCCGATTTCTCGGTCTCGATCATGGCCGACTCCTGCGTGGACTCGATGTACGACCTGGAGGTCGGCACGCAGCCCACGGGTGTCGGCCCGCGCCCGCTGCCGATCATGCTCTATCCCGAGCCGCTCTGCCAGTGGGGCCCCTGCCAGATCCAGGCCGATCCCAACGACGCGCTCTTCCCTGGCGAGTACAGCTTCAACCTGGGGCAGGCCTTCGATCCTTCGGGCTCCGGCCCGCTGATCACGAAGGCCGTGGTCGCGGGCTGCCTGCCGGTCAACCAGTTCGTCCCGAACTGCGGGCCGCCCGGCGTGAAGACGGGCAGCGCCTCGTGGTCTTCGACCGGCGGCGCGATTCCCGGCGGCTCGACGCTCTTCGTACAGATCTGCGCCGCCGTCTGGAACACGGCCCCGACCACTCCCGTGTTGCAGCAGTTCTCGCCGCCGTCGGAAGTCCTGATCTTCCAGGTTCCGGTGGGCACCAACACCAATACGCTCACGATCAACCACATCAAATGGCCGCAGGCGAGCGTTCTCAACGGCTGGGTGTTCTTCGCCAACACCGCCGAAGACCTGCTCTGCGGCCAGAACTGCACCGGCCTCGGCCTGCCCGATTCGATCACCTTCACGGGCCCCGTCCTCAGGCAGACCTACGCGGTGCCGGATGCCGACATCAACATCCTGCGGCTGCGCGCCCAGGTGCTGGTGCATGGCGGCGTCCTCGGTGCGAGCGTGGACTCGATGACCAGCACGCCTACAGCGACCATCACGAGCCACGCGACCATCGACCTCCAGGGCACCGACGACTGGTCGAACCGCGTACTCGCGATCATCGGTCGCCAGCAGTCGGATGGCATCGCGCCGTGGGCGCACTTCAATATCACGGCCTGGGACGCCGCGAGCGGCACCTACACGCTCGACCGCGACCCGGTGGCGGCGGGCGTCTTGCCGGGCGACACCTTCGTCGTCTGCTTCCTGGGTGCCGACAACAGCGCCAACCCCTACGTGGTCGGCGATCCCGGCCTCGCGAACAGCAACAACATTCCGGCGCATTCCGGCGAAACCGTGAACGATCCGAACCGCATCGGCCAGATGGTCCGCGTGATTAAGGGCCTGAGCCGTGGGATGTCGGCGAAGATCGTCTCGAACACCGCGACGGCCTACACACTCGACCGGGCGCTACCCATCGATAAGACCTCGGTGTGGATCGTCTGCGACCCCGGCTGGACCTACTCGAAGGACGTCATAGTGGACAACAGCGACCCGGCGCAGACCACGCTCTCGGAGATCGAGATCAACAACTACAAGGGTCTCGCGCTGCTGGTCGAAGGGGTGACCATCGATAATAACGGCACCATCGTGAACGACGCCGACGCATGCGTCAGAATGTTATTCATACCCGGCGTCCAGGGCACCACCACCGTGGCAACTTGATATGGCGACGAACTACAAAGTCAGGGTCACCGACCGGCTGCTCCGCTTCGACACGACCAACGATGATGTCCTCATCACCCTGCTGGCGTTCAAGCAGACGCCCAACGCGATCTACGAAATTCACAAGACGAGCGCTGGCGACGGCCACACCGTTACCATCCAGGTCGATCCCACGACGAGCGATTTCCTGCTGGCCGGTGGCGCGACGTCGCTCGTGCTCGACGACTCACAGCACACCGCGTATATCAAGATCCCCGACCAGGGCCTCTCACCGGCCTACGTGAATTTCACGGGTGGGGCTGGCGGGGATGGAGGCACCCCTTCGGCACCTGCCGCGCCGCCGGTGACGATTGTCTCAGCCGACGTTCACCAGAAATACGACGGCGTCTTCGAAGTGACGGTGGTATGGACGCCCTCGTCTCTCGCCACGCCGGATAACTTCGTCGGCGTCCAGGTGTACCTCGAAGATCCCGACCTCTCGGCTCTCGCGACCGCGCCGCTCGATGGGACGGCCACGCTCGATGCGTCGAGCCAGCTCTCTGGCGCGTGGAAGCCGGTGCATGAGACCGACAGCTTCACGTCGCCCGCCACGCTCGCAATCCCGGCCATGAATTCGGATCGGCCCATCCGCATTTACCTGCTGGCCTACGGCAAGGTCACCAACTCGAAGCTCGTGCGCGCCAATCAGCCGAATCCAACGCCTTCGATCCAGGCCACGATCCCGGCGGGCGTCGGCGACTATATCAGCGGCCAGGAGTATGCGTGGCTGGTGACGCTGCCTCCTCCCCCTGGACCGCCTAACGCGGTTACCGTCCTCACGGATTGGGACAATCCCAAGGGCCCGCGCTACCGGCTGCAATACGATTACATTCCGCCTGACCCGACCATCCCGCTGCCGCCGGGCCTGAACCCGTTCGCTGGCGTGATCACGGTCATCGAGTACGACGACGGCTCGCGGGCGCAGAATATATGGCTCGACGTCAACCATCCCGAGGATTGGTTCACCGATGAGTGGGAGCCCGGCAATGGCCAGCACTACTGGGTCTGGTTCCCGTCGCGCGACGTCAACGGAAGAACGAACTCCATCGTCAAGGACGTGACGCCGCGCGCCGAGGTGACTATCGTCTACCCGCCAGCGGGGCAAATGATCGCGCCCGACGTGACGGGCTTCGCACTGACCGGCAACCGGCTGAACAGCCAGCCCGACGGGACGATCTTCGC